TGATATTTGAAACTTCCTCGGCGGCACTCAATTTTGGCCAAGCGGAATATACAAATGCAACTACACCGTGGATTATATCACAAACAACAGGTGGTACGAGACAGGATTTATTCAGAGTGCACACATTAAGTGATGGCGTAGCAGCTAACAAAGATGTAAAAATTAGTATAGCCGCTGTTAAGCCTTCCACTGTTACCGGGGAATACGGTTCATTTGCAATAGTTGTTCGTGAAGCAAGTGATACTGATTCTAAGATGTTCGTTCTTGAACAATGGGATAATTTGACTATTGATCCTGATAGTCCTAACTACATTGCTCGTAGAATGGGTGATAGCGCACCATATACAGATACTGAAACTGGTGAAATCTATTATCAAGGCGATTTCAAGAATAACAGTCAATATGTTCGTATTGAAATGGTAGACGGCATTGTTGGTATTCCAGTGGAAGCTCTTCCATACGGGTATCGTGCAGTGTATGCTCCAGTTGTTGCTACAAACGTTTCTGCTCCTAAGGTCATTACTACACGCTGGCGCAGCGGCTCCGTAGATGGATATAGTGCCGGAGCAGTTCCAGATGTTAAGAAGTATTATGGGTTTGATTATACGGAAACCAATTTGAAGAATCAAAGCTATCTTGCCCCGATTCCGAATAATGCATCAACAGTTGGTGTCGATTTCTCAATGGAAAATCTTCCTGCGAACGAATATGATGGTGCCAATCCAATTAGCATTACAAATACAGCACATCTTACTCTTCGTAAGTTTACTGTACCGTTCCAAGGTGGATTTGATGGATTCGCACCGAATGTTATGAGAGCAACGGGCGGAAGTATTACTGGTAATAACACCCAAGGATTTGATTGCTCTACCTCAACTTCTTCGGGCACCGTTGCATATGCACAAGCACTTGCTACACTGAGTAACGGGGATGATTGGGATTTCAATCTCTTGATTCTTCCGGGTATTATTTATTCACTTCACGCATACATAGCTCAGGCTGCAATTGATCTATGTGAAACTCGTGGTGATGCGTTCTCTATCATGGATCTTGAACAATTAACTGCAACTGTTTCATCGGTAGTTAATACGGCTTCAACGATAGACACCAATTATGCAGCATCTTACTATCCATGGGTGCGTATTCTGGATACCAATACCAATAAGATCATATGGGCACCACCTTCAGTCGTCATGCCTGAAGTATATGCTTATAATGATAATGTTGCTGAAGTGTGGTTCGCACCAGCCGGTTTGAACCGGGGTGGTATTCCGGGAGCGGTTGGAGTGAAGAGTAAGTTGTCTCAGGCATCACGAGATACTCTCTATGAAGGTAAGGTCAATCCGATTGCTTCGTTCAATAAGCAAGGTATTGCTGTGTGGGGTCAAAAGACCTTGCAACGTGTACCATCTGCTCTTGATCGTATCAATGTTCGTCGGTTGATCATTGAAGTCAAGAAATACATTGCAAGTACTGCTCGTTATCTTGTCTTTGAACAAAATGTTGAAGCAACCCGTAATCGTTTCTTGAATATCGCCAATCCGTATCTTGCATCCGTGCAGGAGCGTTATGGATTGTACGCATTCAAGGTCATTATGGATGAAACCAACAATACACCGGATATCATTGACCGCAATATTCTTTACGGGCAACTCTATCTGCAACCAACGAAGACTGCGGAATTTATTTTGTTAGATTTCAATGTACTTCCGACAGGTGCAATTTTTCCCACTGCTTAAGGTGAACAGTAAAAACTTAGCCCCCCAAGAGATGTTGGGGGGTTTTGTTTTGTATAATTTTCTAAATATGACCTATTTATAATGGTAGTAGGAAACTTCCACCGTGGAAGTTTCGTCAATACCCCAATTCTGATTTATTGGGAGAAGTATTATGGCAAACATGATAGCCGAACAAGAATTATTTTTTAATGCATTTGAACCGAAGGTCGGAAATAGGTTTATGTTGTTCATGGAAGGTGTTCCCTCATATATTGTCCGTGCTTCCGCACGCCCCGGATTAAAGCAACCAGCAATAAAGGTGCCTCATATCAATTTGGTTCGGTATGTGAAGGCTCGCACTGAGTGGGATACTATTAAAATCGAGTTGTACGATCCTATCGTTCCGTCCGGCGCACAAGCTGTCATGGAATGGGTTCGTCTGCACCACGAATCGGTCACGGGTCGTGACGGATATCTTGAGTTCTATAAGAAAGATTTGACCTTGAATCTTCTTGGACCAGTTGGTGATAAGGTTGAAGAATGGATTATCAAGGGTGCCCAAATCACAGAAGCTGCTTTTGGTGAATTGACTTGGGAACAAGGTGATAAGTTAGCGAATGTTACACTTACCATCCAGCCGGACTATTGCATATTGAATTACTAGTTAAGTCCTTATACCTATCTAAAACGCATTCCACAAAAAGTCCCCCGTAACTGGGGGATTTTTTGTGCCCACAAATCAACTAACCAATTAAAATGTTTATACTTATATAAGAGTATAATACTCATTTTCGGGGTCATAATATGGCAGACTATACAGAATTTTCCATTGGGCAAGGCGAAACCTTTAAATTACTCACGCAGATATGTGATGGAGTAAGTACTCCCGTTGATATTACAAGTGCATCGTTTAGTGGTCAGATACGAGACACATATCAAAGTGATACGGTGTCTGCAGCATTTGATTTTGATAAAGTATCCCCGTATTCATCGGGATCATTATACATTCATTTGTCTGCCTCTGTTACTGCGACCCTCGGGGATAGATCGTATGTCTATGATGTATATTATACTTCAGAATCATATACTCGTAGAATCTTAGAAGGCAAGTTCATTGTTCGTCCTGCTGCGACCAAATAATGTCCAATGATATTAGCTTAGATGTACCAGATCTTAGGGTTTCTATAGACAAACCCGGACAGTATCATGTTATATTACAGGATAATGTACATAGAACTATTATCCAAAATGTCACCCCCGCCCCGAAAACCATTATACAACCAGCAGAGCATTATCACATTATTATGCAGCATGGTGATAATCGAGTTGTTATTCAAAATCCAGACGAATACACCGTCAAAATAATTAGTCCCCGCACAGTGCCCGTAGGAGCCCTCACGGGCCGCTGCTGCTTCCCATATACGGGATCTGCACATATTACGGGGTCATTACATATTACAGGCAGTTTTGAGGTTGGCACAGCCTTATGTAGTGTACTATATGTGGACGAAATAAATGGAAGAGTGGGTATTAACACCAGAACTCCCCAATATTCATTGCATGTGTCGGGGGCCATTTTTGCCAGCGATGATATAACGGCATTTTCAGATAGAAGATGGAAGACTGATATCGTTCCCATTTATGATGCGCTGGGAAAGGTTGCCCGAATGTCGGGGGTAACATTTAGACGCATAGATGGTGATGATCGGCGTCATATGGGGTTCATTGCGCAGGATGTTCAAAAAGTTGTCCCCGAGGTGGTTGTGGGAACACATAAAAATGGCTTTGGAGTGAGTTATGGTAACATTACTGCCCTTCTGGTTGAAGCAATTAAAGAATTGAAGGTAGAAGTGGACGAATTAAAACAATTGCGGGGATAAGCGATTATGTATGCCGAATATAAATATTACACCCATGCACCCACTCCTCGTAATGTGATATCAATCATTTTTAATGTAGTACGGTAAAGGTATGGCTACTCGTTTTTATTTTAGTAGTACCGCTACTACTGATATTACTCCAGCATACGCAGCATGGAATACTAGTTCTGATGCCCTTCGTCGGGAGATGAATGAAACTAAAGATTCATCAGCGATGGGGGATCATACTTTCTTTGCTAATAAGCCCATTGCCGCCGCTTCCCACACATTGGTTCGCCAATATGTGTCTGTGCCACTGGCAAGCGGTATTGCTTATGTATCGGGTAGTACCACCGTTAAATGTTACATTCGGGCGATGGAGTCGGGTACCAACGACAACATTAATAGACAACCCATCTGTGTTAAAGTATATAGTCAAGATGGAACTACTCTACAAGCTACTCTACTTGCGTTAGGCCACCGTGGACCTAATACAACAGAGTGGAACACTAGTCTCAGATCCAAAACATGGGCTGATGCGGATATAATTACTACTAGCTATACCACAGTAACAGGGGACCGTCTAGTTGTTGAAGTTGGGGCACAGGTTAGCAGTGCTGGTGGTACAACTACTACGGGTACCCTGTCGTTTGGTGCTGATAGTGTAACTGATATAGGTGAAAACGAAACGACTACCGCAGCAAACAATCCGTGGTTTGAAATTTCTGTTACTAGTAATCCTCCACCATCTCCATCTATCACACCATCTATTACGCCGTCTATTACTCCGACAACCAGTATCACACCGTCTGAAACACCATCTATTACACCGTCTATTACACCATCTATTACACCGTCTATTACACCATCTATCACACCAACTACATCTATTACACCATCTATTACTCCGTCTATTACACCAACAACCAGTATCACACCGTCTGAAACACCATCTATCACTCCGTCTGAAACACCGTCTATTACACCATCTATTACACCAACTACATCTATCACACCGTCTATCACACCGTCTATCACGGCTTCTATTACTCCGTCTGTTACTCCAACAACCAGTATCACACCGTCTATCACGGCTTCTATTACACCATCTATCACACCAACTACATCTATTACTCCGTCTATCACGGCTTCTATCACACCATCTATCACACCAACTACATCTATCACTCCGTCTGAAACACCTTCTATTACTCCGTCTGTCACACCAACAACCAGTATCACACCGTCTATCACGGCTTCTATCACACCTAGTATTACACCAACTACATCTATCACTCCGTCTGAAACACCGTCTATTACTCCGTCTATCACACCAACTACATCTATTACACCATCTATCACACCATCTATCACGGCTTCTATTACTCCGTCTGTTACTCCAACAACCAGTATCACACCATCTATCACGGCTTCTATTACTCCGTCTGTTACTCCAACAACCAGTATCACA